GTTGACCAGGTAGCACGGGCCGCGGACCTGGTTTGCATGTACATGCAAACACGGGCCACCAGGCGCGCACCAGGCGCCGCGGCCTGGTCGACCTGGTGCGAGATACCAGGCGCGCGGACCACGGGCCGGCTGGCCGGAGCTCGCGGCCTGGCACGGCCGGCGGCCGGCCTGGTGGGTTAATGGGGCTCGACCAGGTGGGCCGGCTGCAGCTCGACCAGGTGGGCCGGCTGCAGCTCGACCAGGTGGGCCGGCTGCAGCTCGACCAGGTAGGCCGGCCAGGCCAGTGATACCCGAAACAAAAAACCCGGCGCGCGGCCGGGTCTGTCATGGGGTTAAAACGGACTACTGGTCGCGACCCAGGTCGCCGACCACGTGGTGCCGCAACAGCGACCCAGGCGGCAGGGACCGGGCAAACCGGACCACGGCCGCCGCGTCATTAGGCGCGCCGGCCTGGCGGGTACCGTGCCAGGCGATCGCGACCGGGCCGCCGGTACCGTAACACCCGCCGGCCTGGTCGGCGCCCACCAGGCGCGCGGCCTGGCCATGGGCGACAAACACGATCGCGAAGTCGCGATCGCCACGTGCGCACAATGGGCGGCCGCCGCCGCAGCTGGCGCACGTAACCGTGTCGACGGTTTCGGCCGGGCATTGAACAAACCGGCGGCCGGCCACGGTATACGGCCAAACCGTGCCGGCCGGTGCAGCCACGGTGGCCGGGCGGCCGATGGCCATGGCGGCCACGGCCTGGTCGAGCGTGTCGCAGCTGGCATTAATCACGGTTTCACCCGGCGCCGGCGCCGGCAGGGTTTCAGCGGGAAAGTGGGAATAAGTCCAGGCCTGGCCACCAGGTGGCACGGCCTGGCGGACGGCCGCTAAATAGGCCTGGTCGACCAGGTCGGCGCCCTGGTCGCCTTTGGGGTTCAGCGGGCAGCTCTTCGGGCAGGTGGCCAAGGTCGCATGCTGGCCGGCGCGGTATGTGACCGCTATCGGGCCGGTTTTCCGGTTTGCACTGGTGCGAATTGTTTTCAACATGTCGGGCTCACTTTCTAACTTTCTAAACCAGGCGACCGGCCTGGCGCGGTGCAAACATTCTAACCATAAAAAACCCGGCGCGCGGCCGGGTTTAAATCTACCAGGTCGACCAGGTCAATCTACACCTAGGCGCGCGGCCTGGTCGTCAAGCATGCGGTCCGCGGTATTAATCGCGTCGACCCTATCGTCGGTAAAATATTCCGCGACCAGGTTTTCGGCCTGGTCGATTAATTGCACGCGATATTCGGAATATTCGGGCGACCAGGTAACACGAAACCGACCGACACCAGGGAAAGCGCCGGCATATACCAGGCGCCGGCTCATGCTGACACCTCGACCAGGTCCAACAGGCCGCCGGCCTGGGTTTCAAAATCGACCCGGTCAGACTGCCAGGGGATGCTACGGGCGTACGCGGTGGCGCCGGTTACCGCGTCCCACACGGTTTCGATCGGCCGGCCTTCGTCGAGCATATGCGCATGCTGCACACGTGCGGCCACGCGCGGCCCGAACCGGTTCGCCAGGAACTTATCGACCTTATCGATTTTGCTATTTTGCGCACCACGCAAAACCCCGGATATATTGGCGGCGCTGGCCCGGCTGTATTCCAAAAGGGCAGGGGTTACCTGGTCAATGAATTTATCCGGCGCGCTGGCCGTGTGGCGGATGCTGATTTCATCCAGCTCATGCGCGCCCCAAACAATACGGTTTGCGCAAACAAAATCGAACAGGAAGGTTTTAACCCTCAGCGACCCGGCGCCGGTTTCGCTATTTGTCACGAAAAACCCGCGAGCGAGCTCGCCGGTTTTACCGTCACGCCGGCCTGGCAATTCAATGCGGTTTATCTCGTCCGCAAGGAAAATAAAACAATCCCTGTCGCCGGCATATAACGTGGTGTTGGCCTTTGTCACCTGGTCGAGTGCTTTGCCCCAGGTGCCAGGGACGCGCCAGTCACCCGTTACCCCGTCCCCAAAGCGGTCCATCAAGGCCGCCACCACGTCACCGTCCCAAATGCGTCCATAGTTCGGGCCCGTCACGGCCCGAAGCTCAGATACGCCATTGCGGGACAAAAGGACGCCGATATCGCGCGCGTCCCGCTCGACCTGGAAACCATAGTTGAGACAATCAGCCGCGAGCGGGGCCGGCAGCTGCCGAAGGTAGGCGCCTGGCGCGCCGACCAGGTTTGCGGCCTGGCCCATGGCCCAGTGCGTGGGCGCATAGCCGTGGCCGTTGGGGCCTTCGATCAAAAGGCCGCGATTGTCATCGGTCGGGACCGCGCGCAGCCGGCGGCTGCTGACCACGGCCGCGCGGCTGATGGCGCGGCGCGCCTCCATGGCAGCATGCATCTCAGGAAGGGAGACAAAGCGCTCTTCAGCGGGACGGGTCGCCCATTGCGTGTGGGCTTGCATGAGTGTCGACATAGGTAGCTCTCTTTCTAACTTTCTGAAACCGGGAAACCGTCCCGGCGGCGGTGTTTGCATTCTACATGCAAACAGGGACAGGCCGTCAAGCGACCCGGGGATCATCGAGCATGTCGCGCGCCCACTGGCGGTATTTCGCGAACAGCTCCGGGAAAGCTTCCAACAGGCGCGCCTTGTTGTCACTGTCGGCGCGGTAGTAAGCCACGCCGATCGCTGCAGCAAAGCCACCGCCCACTTTTTCCATGGCCATTGCCGCGCGCCAGTTCCAGGTGAACAGCTCTTGGTCTTGCTGGTCGGTCATACCGTGGCCTCCATGTGGTCGAGCGCCTCAATGATGCCCTCGGCGCAGTTGTAGATCGCGACCGGGCTGATCCAGGCGCGCGAGTCATCCTCAGGCCGGCCGGCCGCGACAATGTCGCTGCAATACTGGCGCACCGCCTCAAGCACCAAGGCCTGAGTCAGGGGGCCGCCCGGGTTCATTACCATCAGGTGGGTGATTTTCTGCACGTTATCTTTGCGCCGCATGTCAGGCCTCCCGGATGTTGAACATGGTGTCGGCCAAGTAGTCGCGCACCTTGTTGCCGATGTCGATCTGCTCGGCGATGCGCTCGACGTTAAACTCATCGGCCAGGTCGGACAGGTCGACCTCGCTGGCCAGGTCAGCGTAGTCGAGCACCTCGGACCAATCGACATTGTCGAGCAGCTCGGACGGGCTCAGCTCGGCGGCCAGGCTGGCCAGGTTGACGCCCTCGCCTATTGTCCGCAGTTGGGCAGGGATCAGTTCGCCGGCCAGCTCCGACATGCTGAGGTATTCGACCAGTTTGGACAGATCAAGTTCACCTGCCAGAAGCTCAAGGCTCACGTGGTGGGCAATCGCCTCTAAATGCCCCAGTTCCAGCTGGCCGACGGCCGGGCGCGCCTCAAGCGCGGCGAGCCTGGCCGACAATGGCGCCAGGCGCCGCTCGACCGCGGCCTCGACCGCGGACTCAAAAGCCACCTGCAAGGCGGCCACGATAGGGTTCGTTTCGGACATGTCTTTCTCACTTTCTAAATTGTAGGCCCCGCGGGATGCTCGGCCTGGTTAGGATTCTACATCACAACTATCAACCCGTGTCAACTATCCCCGCCAACAATTCTGTGGAACAGCCAAAGCCAGAACAGGCGCAGGGCAAGCCCCCGCTGCGTGTCCGGGACTATCTCGGGCTCCTTTGGTCGGCTGTTGGCGATCATCTGCTTTCTGACTTTCTTGCGTGTGGTCCGGTTCACCCCGCCGGCACGTAAAGGGACTGCCTGGTGGTCAGGACCAGGTCGCGCATAGATAGCCAATCCTCATGAGTCATTGTGCCCAGGGCCATCAGCACCAGGTGCATCTTGTGCGCCATCTCGGCCCGATAGTCAGGGCCATAGTTGGGGTCTTCCAGGTCTCGCAGATTTTCCATCAGCTCAGGGTTCAGCCATCGCCGCTCGGCGTCTTGATAGATTTCCAAAGACACCGAGGTGATGATGTCCTCCAGCCGATAGCCGGTCTGGCGGCCGACCCGATTACGGATTGGCGCCGGCCAGGACTCGACCACCAGGCGGACGCCGTTGGCGGTCTTGTGCACGCGGGACACGGTCGGATACTCTACGTGTTTCATTCTGCGCCCCCTTGCAGTTCGACCGGGACCTCAAGCTCGTCACCCAGCTTGCTTGCCACATAGCATCTCATCGCTGCGATGAGTGGGGTGGGACCATCAAGGGGGATATGTTGACCCCGATACACGGCGTCCCAAAGCGCCGGGCCTTGAGGGATTAACTCGATCATCTCTCGTTCGATGATCGGGCCACCATGTGCCCAGTCGGTTGCGGGTGCAAAGCCGGGGCCGTATTCCCCAGCATCCAGATCGCCCTGCTCCCAGACGATGCCTTCACATTTAGCCGCCAGCCAGTTAAGCTGGCGCGGTGTTGCTTCATTTGTCTTCATGATCTTTCTACCTTTCTATGGTTGGTTACCTGGTCATCCAGGCAGGGGCATCATAGCATAGTGTTTTTACGATCGTCAAGCCAGCATGGCAGCGCGCAGTTCAGCCCAGGAAATCCCCGTCCAAGGCCAGCGCGCCATAGGCGGTGTGTCGATCCCCATGCGCACCAGGTCCAGGGCCTGTTCTCCCGAGAACAGCAGCAGCTCCGACTTATGGGCATGGGCAGTGCCAGGCGGGAAATACTGGACCATGATGTAGGTCGGGCAGCGCAGGTCCGCGTGCTTGACGTGGAAGGCCACCTGGTGCGGAGACAGGGCAATCTTGCGCCCACGCTTGACCACCTTGAGCTCAACCATCACGAACTCCCCATGCGGGAAGGCGACCAGGCAGTCCGGGATGCCCAGGTTGACCCGGGATTCAATCCGGGTGAAATGGCAATTTGGGACGTTGTCTTTCAGGCGCTTGTACAGGTTCGCTTCGGGTTTCGTCGCCATCGTCTTTTTCCTCTTCGGGCTCTTCCTCGATCTGCCTGGGCGTCACGTCCACGATGGGCCCGGCCTGGCCGCCGTACAGGCGCTTGATCTCGTCAAGCTTGCGCATGACCTCTTCCTTGGACATGCTGTCGATCGTGCCGTGCCTGATTTCCTTGCGGTCGATGTAGATCGTGCCCAGGGCCTGGCCGCGGCGATACTCTGCCTGGACGGCAGCGCCGTATGCGCCTGCAGCCAACGCCTGGTCGCGGATGACCTGCAAGTCCCGCATGTGGCGCTCAAAGGTGGTGGCATACTTTTCGCCCAGCTCCCGGCGGCGCTCCTGGATGGCGGCCACGATGTGAGGGCTCTTGTCAGGGTCGGTCAGCTCCCGGGCCCGGTTCTTTGCCCAGATTTCGCTGTACCCAGCGCGGATGGCGGCTTCCTTGAGGGTCACATGGCCATCGCCGGCCGCGAACTCTTCAACAAACTTCCATTCCTGCGGTGTCAGCACCTTCGGCTTGTGGGGCTTGACCTTAACTGCCAGGCGGGACTCAACCCGCTGGTCCACTCCCCCCAGGCTCTTGCCGGCCAAGAATCTTTCATCCTTGCTCATGCGACCCTCCACAACCGCCAGCCCTCACCATACTTGCGGATGGTGAACCGCACCCCGGGATGGCGCCTGGCGTACATGTAGGCCGCGCTGCGCAGGTTCTTGATCCAGTCCGCGTCCAGCACCAGGAAGCTGTCGCCCACCGCCATGTCAGGGAAGGGGTAGACCTGCCGTTGGCGGTCGTCA